ATGGATCTATTCAACGAAATGGGCTAACCCCATGAGCAACCTCTCAGACGGTTACGCCGCAGTCCTAGCCGCCATCAGCCGCGGCCTGGAGCCCGACCCCGACATGCCGTTTGACGAATGGGCCGACGCCCACATGATCATCCCCGCCGACTCAGGAGCAAACGAGTACGGCCCCTACCGCAGCAGCCGCACCCCGCACGCCCGCCAAGTCATGCGCGCCTTGTCACCCAGCCACCCCTGCAAACGCGTGGTCGTCATGGGCGCCTCGCAAATGCTCAAGACCCAAGTGGCCCTCAACATGCTGGGCGCCACCATCCACCAGGCGCCCAGTAACTTTTTGTGGATTGTGCCCACCGGCACACTGGTCAAGCGCTCCAGCATCCGCATTGATAAAACCGTGCGCGCCGTGCCCGTGCTGGCCGAGCGCGTGGCCAGCAAGCGCAGCCGGGACGCTGCCAACAACCTCACCACCAAAGAATACTTGGGCGGCACCCTGCACATCCTCACAGCCGGCGCCGCCGCCAACTTGTCCGAAGTATCCGCCCGGTACATCGTGTTTGACGAAATTGACCGCTCCGAGGGCAACGTGGGTAACGAAGGCTCACCCGGCGCCCTTGCCGAAGCCCGCCAAACCACCTTCGAGCAAAACCGCAAAATCTACTATCCCTCAAGCCCCACCATCGAGGGCGAATCCCCCATTGCCAAACTCTACGCCACCGGCACCCAGCGCGTGGCGCAAGCCCAATGCATCCACTGCGGCCACGTTCAGCCCCTGGAGTTTGAGCGCCTCATCAGGTCCGAAGACGGTCAAAACGCCCTCTACCCCTGCATAGACTGTGGAGGCATCCACCTGGAAAGCGACAAAACAAAAATGTTTGCGGGTGGCCTGTGGTCCGACGGCATGCCCGGCGACGGCAAAACCGAGAGTTTTCACATCAGTCAAATGTTCCTCCCCTACGGCTGGCTGCCATGGATAGGCCTGATGCGCCTATACGACAAAGCCAAACACGAACTCGACGCCGGCAACGAAAACGACATGATCGTTTTCTACAACACCAGCCTCGCCCGCTGCTGGGCCCGCGCCAAAGAGCAAACCAAATACGACGAACTGATGGCCCGGGCCGAGCCGTACAAGCTGGGCACCTGCCCCGCTGGCGTCTTGCGCCTCACCGCCGCAGTAGACACCCAAGCCGACCGGCTCGAATTGCTTGTCACCGGCTGGGGCAGGGGCATGGAAGCCTGGGTGATTGACTACCAAGTCATTCGCGGCGACCCCGCAGACCTTGACACCTGGAAACGGCTAGATGCCCTACTGCAAACCCGCTACCCCCACGCCTACGGCCAAACCCTCCCCATCAAAGCCGCCTTTGTGGACTCAGGCGGCAACGCCACCCAAGAGGTCTACAACTTCACCCGCACCAAACGCAACCGCTCCATCTACTCCATCAAAGGAGCCAGCAAGCCAGGCCGCCCCATCTTGAGCAGCAAGCCCAGCAAGGTAGAAGTCCGCTGGAATGGCCGCGTGGAACCCTACGGCGCTGAACTCTGGTTTGTGGGCACCGACACCGCCAAAGACTATTTGGCCAACCGCTGGCGAGTCAAGTCCGGCCCCGGTCAAATCCACTTCAGCAACCAACTCACCGAGGACTTTTACAAACAAATCACCAGCGAATACCGCGTTGCCCTGTGGCGCCATGGCCACAAGCAAAGCCGCTGGGAGAAAAAGCAAGCCGACCGCAATGAGGCCCTTGACCTCTTTGTGTACAACACCGCCGCCGCGCAGTACCTGGGCCTGCATAAGCTCACCGACAGCCACTGGGACAAGCTGGCCGCAGCCCTAAACCCAGATCAAATCAGCCTGTTTTCAACCCCGGAAACCACCAACCCAGCCACCGTAGAAACATCGCACGCTGAACCCCTGTATTTAGAAGCAAAAACACCCGCTAGCCGGCATGAAATAAGCGCAGATAGCTATAAAATAAGTAGTGAAATCCCCCCGCAAATAACCCCCCTGAAACCTTATCCAGTAGCTCAAACGCGCATGACCAACGGGAAAATCTCCCTCGCCGGCCTGCGCCGCTAGCCAACCCCAAACCCGCCCATGACCAACGTCGCCTACATGCAGCCCCACCAAGACTCAGACCCCG